CTCACGGAGTAGATATTCCCTCTTCTGGTCGAGAGCTGAAGAGGGAGGCTACAATGGCTGAATCTCTAGGGGAAGAAAAATCACTCGGGGTAAATGAAGATCTTAATTATTGGGAGATCTACCATAAAGGCTATCGGCAAGCGGTAAATGATATAATAGGAAAGGAATATGCCAAACCTTGATCTCATACAAGCTAGGCTTGAAGCACAGGAATGGAAGTGGGCTGTTACCTGTGAAGAGACAGATCCCCACTATTACTTTATCAGTGATTGGAATCCTAACCTCTTCTCAATAGCAAAGAGCTTCATCCAGTATTACGGCATCTATGAGAGGGGTAATAAGTTCTGGTATCTAGGTGACTTCAAATACTGGATTGAAGGTAAAGTGTTGAAGATGGTTAGGGTTAGAAAGGAGGAACACCATGATAGACTGTGAGCATCAATGGAATTGGGATAAGGAAACTAGGTTTTGCTTAAAATGTAGACAGGTCAGAATCTTCCCAACTAATGGAGAAAATGGCAAGATAGTTTGGCAAGGGCTAGATGATAAAAGAAATCCTCTTGAATTGTCGGCAGAAGAAAAGTCTATCCTTGCTCATTTGGCGCAAATACTTGGTGTTAAGAAGGCTGCTGATTGTATCAAAATAGATATGAAACTATTGCGGGCTTGGTGTGGTAGCTATTGCCGAGGACAGAGAATCGAACCACAGGGGCCACAGAAACCAAAAAGACCATACCACCGCCGAGAAAAAGTTGACCTAAAACTTGACCAACCTGCCGAGTTAAACAAAGAGGTTGAAATAGCCGAGCCTGTCAAGTTATCACCAACATCACCAAAATCAGCTTTGTCAATCGAAGTGAACAAAAGTAACTTACTACCATCCTTCCCACCTTTCAATGATAATTGGGAAGCTTCAGTTCAATCTGAATGGCTAGCTACCTATCTTGAGTTAGTTAAATATGGAGCAATGACGTAATATGATAATAGAATCGCTTAAACCTTTAGCAGTTCCTATTGATTCGGTGAGGAAAGATCCAAGAAATGCCCGCCTTCACCCTGAAAGAAACTTAGAGACTATCAAAAAGTCTCTTTCTCATTTTGGCCAAAGAAAGCCGATAGTGGTCAATCAGGAAGGGATAATAGAAGCTGGCAACGGATTGTGGAAGTCTGCCAAACAACTAGGCTGGACTGAGATAGCGGTGGTAAGGGTAGAGGATACTCCGGAAGATGCCACCGCTTTCGCTATTATGGATAATCAATCGGCTCTATTAGCTGAATGGGACTTGCCTCAATTAAAGGATCAGCTATTAGAGTTAGACACCGGGGCTTTCGATATGGACTTGACAGGGTTTGATGTTAAGGAGATTGAAGCCCTGATGACTCAGTTTAATCCAGAACCCAATCAGCCAGAAGTAGATGAGAATATAGAGACTGAGAATAAATGCCCGAAGTGTGGCTATGTCTGGTAAGCCGACAGTAATATCTACCTTTGCTGGCTGTGGGGGTAGCTCTTTGGGTTATCAGATGGCAGGCTATGAGGAAATATTGGCTATCGAATGGGATGGCAATGCGGCGGCTACCTTCAAATTAAACTTTACTGAAGTTCCTATCTGGCAGAAGGATATTAAGCTGGTTACTGCTGAAGAGATACTCAGCTTCTGTAATCTTAAAGTAGGGGAACTTGACTTATTAGATGGTAGTCCACCTTGTCAGGGATTTTCCACTGCTGGTAAAAGAGTAGTATCAGATATTCGCAATGACCTGTTTAATGAGTTCGTAAGAATGATTGATGGATTACAGCCTAAAGTCTTTGTTATGGAGAATGTCTCTGGTATGGTTAAGGGAAAGATGAAAGGGCGTTTTATTGAAATAATAAAGGCTCTCAAGGCTACTGGTTATCAGGTCAAATGTAAATTAATGAATACGATGTGGTATGGGGTGCCGCAGTCAAGACAGAGGCTTATCTTTATCGGAGTTAGGCAGGACTTAGGGATTGAGCCGAGTTATCCTGAACCCAGTAAGCAAATTATAATAGCAAGAGAAGCCTTGAAAGATATTATAACTGATACGAAAGAGGCTTTTGAGATAACATCTCAATATATAAGACCACTACTTAAACGGATGAAGGATTACGAGGTTGCTTCTAGATATTCTAATGGTATCAGATATTTCAACCATCAACGAAATTCAGCTAATAGGCCATCTAGAACAATACTCAAAACTCCTGTTACTTACCATCATTCAGAGAATAGATTACTCACCAGAGAGGAATTAAAGATATTGAGTAGCTATCCTCTATCATTTCAGTTTGTTGGTGATTTAAGAGCACATTATAATCGTATTGGCAACTCAGTTCCTCCGTTATTTATGAAAGCAATAGCAGAGCATATCAAGGAGAATATCTTGAGAGTGAAAGCAGATGCCTAAAGTATCAATGTCTGAAATGATGGGGGTTATGGATAAGGAGCAGGAGAGTGATTGGTTAAGCTCACCTGCTAAGACGGCTGTGCGCCTATCTGGTGGCCGGTGGCGTCATGCTAAACATTTGGATTATATATCAGACGAATTGACGCAGATGGCCGAACATCCTATCTTCTTGATTATTAACTTTCCACCACGTCATGGAAAATCGGAGCTGATATCTCACTGGACACCTGTTTGGTTCTTGAAGCACTGGCCCTATAAGCGGGTAATCCTGATTTCTTATGAAAGTGACTTTGCTGCCTCCTGGGGTGGCGTGGTTAAGTCAAGTATAGAGTCTAACAGCGATCAACTTGATATAGAGCTAGCGCAGGACACCAGATCAAGGCATAGATGGAATATAAAGGGCTATGGCGGTGGCATGATAGCTACTGGTGTTAGTGGCCAGGTAACAGGGCGTGGTGGCGATCTCATTGTCATAGATGATCCTATTAAGGATGCTGCTCAAGCTAACAGTCCTACCTATCGAGAATCGCTCTGGACTTGGTATCGGGCTACCCTACGCCCTCGTTTACAGCCGGGCGGATCTATCGTGATCCTAATGACTAGGTGGCACGAAGATGATCTGGTAGGTAGGCTATTATCGCCGGACTACAGATCGGAATATCCAGAATTAGCTGATAACTGGAAGGTAATTAACCTACCCGCTATAGCTGGTGATGATGATCCGATAGGTCGGGGATTTGGTGAAGCGTTATGGTCACAGATGTATGATCTATCCATGCTTAAGAATCTAAGGGAAAGCGTGGGCCCATATTGGTGGGTAGCTGAGTATATGGGGCGCCCTAGTAAAGAAGGTGGCTCCATTATCAAGGAAGAGTGGTTTAACTATATGTCTGAGGAAGAGATCGCTAATCAGAGCTGGAAGCGCACAGTTCAGTTTTGGGACACAGCTTTTACTAAAGAGACGCGAAACTCTAGAGCTGCTTGTGTCACTATCGGAGAGACTAAGAATGCCTATGTCGTCTTAGATTCCTATGCCAAGCATCTTGAGTATCCTGATCTAGTTATTAAAGCTCCGATGAAGTATGAACAGTTCGGGGTTGATCGAATAATGGTTGAGGATAAAGCCACTGGCTTGCCAATGGTGCAGCAACTAAGGCGAGATACTAAGCTACCCATTCACACTATACCGGCGAAGGATAGCAAGGAAGTCCGGGCGCATTCGGTAACTGGTGTGATCGAAGCGGGTAGGGTTTACTTGAGACAGGGCGCTCCTTGGATCGCCGAGTTCCTCAATGAAGTTTGCTCCTTTCCTACTGGTGTCTATAATGATATTACAGATGCCTTTGTTCATGGATTGAGATATCTCAAGCCTAGTAGATCTTCACTCGGTAGATCTAAAGTAGGCTATGCTGAAAAGGATAGTAATTGGAGGGATTAAATGACCAAGCAGGAAGAGATAAGAGAAAGACTATATATAGAACTTATATCACAAGCTCCTACAGAAGAATGGCATGGTAAGGTTGATAGAATATTAAGCCTACTCCACTCTCAAGGCGTAGTGATAAAGGTGGAGTGCCCTGATTGCACTTGGAGTCAATTTTGGGATGAGGTAGTAGGGATGACACCCTGCCACTCTTGTAATAGCATGGGATATATAGTAGAGCCATTAATAAAAGAAGAAACACCAAAGCCTAGAGATACTTCATGGTAGACTCAATCGCTAGACAAACAGGGTGTGAAGTGTTAGTTTGAAAGTAGGGAGAATGATATGGGGAAGTATAAATGGTATGAATACCTACGCCATGCAATAAAATGCTTTTGGGGCTTACATAATTGGATGGATTGGGAACCTGATATAAATGCTAAATATGATATCCGTTTCTGTTTTCATTGTGGGAAACGTGAAAGGGGGAAAGTAATATGACACAGGAAAAAGAACGGCCACCTAGATACAGGGGCAAGGTCAGGTATGCTAATAAGACTACTCCCGGCGTTGGCGATGCTATGGGTGTTCGTGGCCTAAAGACTTTCGGGCATGATATCAATGAACAATGGAAGACTATACTTCGAGATCGCACCAGAAGGATGAAGCTGTATCTGGAAATGCGTGAGGATATCGTTATCGGTACTCTGCTAGATGCGATCAAGCTTCCGCTACTTGAGGCTTCCTTTACAGTAGAGCCAGCCGTTGCAAATTCGCCGGCTGATCAGGAAGCAGCCGATTGGCTAGATACCTGTCTAAAGAAGATGGACAAGCAGACTTGGCGCTCTCATGTAGCTGACTGTCTAGATAGTCTAGAGTTCGGCTTTGCCGTTAGCGAGATCGTTCTTGATAAGAGAGCCGATGGGAGAATGTGGCTGAAGAACATAGATCCTAGAGGACAAGAAACGTGCGATGGATGGGATTGGGATGAGGATAATCCAGACATAGCTTCTGCTTTTAGGCAGCGTGATCCTGATACCCGGAAGCTCTATGAGATACCATTAGCTCGATGTGTCCATGTTACCTTTAGAGGTCGTAAGGGAAATCCAGAAGGAAAGTCAATCTGCGATAGTCTCTATGAATCATACCGCTTCTACAAGAGATTCAAGGAATACGAAGGAATTGGAGTAGAGCGTGATGTAGGAGGTATGCCGGTTGCCACGCTACCAGCCGAAGGCGATATAACCGATGATGATCAGGATAAGCTTGAGGCGGCGCTGAAGGGGATGCGGAATGATGAAGCGATGTATCTGGTCGCTCCTGCGGGTGTTGAGGTTAGCCCCTATGGTGGTGGCTCCAAGATGTATGATGTAGGCGCTATCATCGAGCGTTATGAGAAGTCAATGCTCGGTAGAATGTTCGGGCAATTCCTCAAGCTCGGTATGGATAATGTAGGAACTCAAGCTCTGGTCAAAGGATCTCAGGGCTTCTTTATGCTAGTGTTAGGTGGTGTTCAAGAATACCTAAAGGAAGCGTGGAATCAGCAGCTAATCCCTTACCTCTTCTCGTTCAATCAGTTCGATATCACAGAGCTACCTACTATTGAATGGGAAAAGCCTGGCGATGTGGATATCAATGCGATCCTTACTGCTATATCAACAGCGAAGGGCGCAGGGATCTATACGCCTACTGATAGCGATGAGGATCATGTTAGGGATGCTTTGGACTTGCCAGAGCTACCAGAAGAAGAGCGAGGCGCTCCAAGGGATGTAGAAGAGCCAGCCGGTGGTTTCTTCGAGATTAAGAGAAAAGTCGAAGCATAGGTGGCTATAATGTTGAAATGGCTAGTTAAGATAATAGATAAGTTGCCGGGTAAATCTAGATTTGATGTTCCTTTACTCAAACCAGAAGTCTTTAGGAGGAAAAATGGCAGCTCGTAAACCAGCAGGACAGAAACAGAGATCGGGTGGCAAGTGGGAGCGAATCACCAATAAACAGCAGAAGAGGCTAGTTAAAGCCTACGATCAATGGAGCGCTAGGGTCAGGAAGGATATGGCCTCTGCTGCGGATCGTGGTGCCTCTCGTAACGGTTTAACAGCAATCCTAGATCGTCACATACCAGAGCTAGAAGCTACTATGCTGGATATCACCCGGAAGGGTATCGAGCAAGTAGTAAGAGCTGAAGCGGGCTCTATGGCTGGCTTACCACCTGTCAGGCAAGTAGTCCAGAAACAGCTCTCAGAAAACAATCAGCTAGTCAGCCAAGCGCTGATCCCCCGCATCCGAGAGAAGATCGTTGATTCTCTTACCACTGGCGAATACATAGATAAGGAAGTACTCACCGCGTCTTTTATGCCACTTAGGTCGGCTGCTGCAAGTTATGCCGGTGGTGCGTGGGTGATGATCTTCGTTCTACAGCAAGCTCTAGGCCGTATGCGAGAGCAGGGGCGAAGAAGAGAAGGGTTAGATGTAGAACCTGTCCGATGGGTGTTAGACAAGCTTGCTGATCATTGTAGTGGCTCTGGTGGCTATCATGGATGCAAGGATCTAGCGGGTGTTTACCCTAGAGGTTGGGATAGCTTACCAACTGTCCCTGCTGGTCAAGTTACCTGTCGTGGGAACGCAGTTTTGCCAAGCAATATCATAGATTCAAGTAATGTGGAATTAGCAACCCGATTAAATTATTCAGGCCCCGCCGTGAAACTGGTTACTCAAAGCGGCATTGAAATCGCCATTACCGCCAATCACCCGGTACTCACGCCAAAGGGTTGGCTTTGTGCGAAGTTCCTTAACGAAGGCGATTATGTAATCAATAGCACCTTCGGTAAGTCGCCGATGGTTGTTATCGATGATTACCATAAGGACGTGCCAGCCTTGATTGAGAAGATATGGGATACGTTCTCGATGGTATCGGGAATCTATGCTAGTCCACTTTCGACCATTATGGCCGATGATTTCCACGGCGATGGGCGGTTTCTGAATGGCGATGTCGAGATTGTATTTCCCGATAGCCAATTGCGGAATGCAATCAATGCCCGCCCGCTTCAATCCGTATATGATAGTTCGTTCGGTAACGGATTGCTGACTACAAGACCGCTGACGACTGATGGCTCTTTTATGAAGGTCAATGGGGCTTCGCTTGCCACCGCGGAGAGCTTCATGGTAAGAAGCGATTTGATTCGCTCTTTGTTCGGGTGTCATGTGCAACCATTTCAGTCTTTCAGCTTCGCTACTATTCCGAATATGGATTCCCTGTCTTTTGAGTGCGTTGGCGATAGCCCCACGGCTTATCTCCAAATCCTTCGACAACTTCAAGAGGCTTTCACCCGATTGGTAACGTTGGATAAGCTCGTTGATGTCATTAAATTTGATTATTCTGGTCATGCTTATGACCTCCAAACTTCTACTGGATATTACCTGGCTAATATTATATCACAACGACAAGGAATTGTCTTGTCTAACTGCCGTTGTCATTTGGAAGTTAAGGTAGATGGCAAGTGGCAAAGAGGTTTATAGATCCTTTTATCCGAATCTACAGGAAAGAATTGAGAGAATGTCCTAACTGTGGGTTTAAGCTCTTTGCCCTTACAGATGTAGGGCAGAAGTGCGTATCTTGTTCAAGGGAGTTTAGGCTAACCATAAAGATGCTTAAACGATTACAGGAATATCTTAGAGAACACAATATAGCCTCTGATGCTTGACAAAGTAACATGGAACTGTTTCAATAAAAATAGACGGAGGTTTGTATGTCTTTAGTAATTCCTAAACAGAACGAAATGCCTGCACTCGAATCTTATAAGACTGCATTAGCAGAAGGGAGGAACGAGTATGAAGCGCCGAAGATGAAAACAGTAATGGGTGTGAGGGTGTTCGCAAGTGGAGAATGGACAGATAGCTCCGGGATAACTCGCAAATGGAGTGATGAGGACCTTGATATGCTGGTCGCAGCGTTTAACGCTGGTGTGCCGGCTATTGTTCCATTAAAGGCAGGTCATACCCCTGATTCCTTTAACGAAGAAATCGCCAAAGAGCTAGGCGTTCCTGTTAGCGTTGTAACCGGGGATATGGGTAGCGGACAGATCACGCTAGGGCGCATGATTAGGCTAGAGCGCCGGGGCGGATTACTCATGGCTGACTTCGAGCGAGTGCCAGAGAGTATTGCCAAGCTAATCGAAGGCGGTATGTTTAATACAGTCTCGGTTGAGATCGAAGAGAAGGTCGGAGAGTTCGGGCCAGTAATGACAGGTGTAGCTATGTTAGGCGCTGAAGAGCCAGCAGTAGGTGTCGCTTCTTTAGATCGGGCTGTCGTATTCGGTGGTAAGCGAGAAGGCGCTACGGTGATCTCCTTCGCTCTAACAGAGAAGGCAAAGCAGAAGCTTCACCAAGACTTTGAGGCTCTCAAAGCTAAGACTTCAGATATCACGAAAGGGATGCGGAGCGCTCCTAGATTCAGAGCTTTGTTCGAGCAGCTTGGTCAGATGTTTAAGGATCTGGTTGGGGGTA